TGCCTCCCTCCAGCCTGAATGGTATAGGATTGTTGATCCCAATTCTTCTTTCTGTTTCTAGACATGTAGATTGTGGAGAAACTGCCATTCATAAACTCATGATTTGGCATTGGGAGGCTCTCATTTGCCTTCCACCATTCTTACAGTTTATAGTATATATTATTTTTCCTGTGAAATTTGGCTCTTCTTTTAATTTATATATGACATCTTCTGCCAAATTTATAATCATTTTTGAGAAGTTTTCACCAAGATCATTTAACTCTGTCTTAATGTCAATTGTCATATTATTCCTTTACTTGATTTAAAATATCCTCAAAATAAGGCTCAGCCCAACAACGACATTGGAAATCTTGTCCTGGATGATACATAGTGGCGCCTAAATTACCCCGATCAAGCCAGGTAACACCTCCATCATCTGAATATTTTGTAGAATCATCCCATCTGCACAATCTTCCTTCTAACATAACATGAGATGTTCTTACCCTTTCATCAAATGCTGTTCTCCAATAATATTTATCAATTCCAACTTCTTTTTGTCTTAATTCTGCAAGTTGTCCATTTAATTTATTAACTTGGTCCCTGGCTATTAAAGATGCTCTTTTTTCTATTTTAGTAAAGACACCTTTTTCTAACTTTGTACCAAGTATCTCCTTTTTTATAGTTTCTACACGTTTACCTTGAGCTATTCCTCTTTGTATAGTACCTGTTACGTCAGCTTTGACTTCATCTTTTAGTTTTGTTATTAGAGTTATATTTTGAGAAACAAACCTATCTATATGCTCTATTAACCAAGGTTCATTTACAAATATTGGAACACCTATTAAATTTTTTACAACTTCTTGCCATTGTTTTGTATTTTCTTTATCTACATTTTTACCTATATTTTTTAAAGAACTTCCCAATGGTTTAATAGTACCTTCTAAAAATAGACTATATTCATTCATTAGATGCTCTAAATCATCATCAAAACTATTAAGCCTATACTTACTATCTATTTTAGGCTTTAAAACAGAAGCAGCATCCCAGATGCCTCTTAAATGTGGATATATGCTATTTAAAAAATCACTTTTCCAGGATTGAATTAGAGAAAGAAGAAATTTTTCATAGAATCTCTCCTGTTTTCTAATTGGTCTTTGTCCTGCCACTCTTTTCCTTTTTATTTTGGCAATATCCAATTTATTAGATAAACCAAGAACTTTTAAATGTAAATAAAAAAGATTATTCATTTTACTTTACCTTATAATAAATTATTTTGTATCATCTGTATCATCTGTCCCAAAATTTTTTGATTCAATGATATCTGTATACACATCAATTAATTCTTGTGATAAAGAAGTGTCAGAGGAATATGAATCACCACCAAATCTACTCATAAAAATAACTTCAGGAGGAAGGTTCATATCATAATATATTTTGTCTGTTTCTGCCACTGTCTTTCTTGTTTTTGCACTCTCATCCTCTGTTGGTTGCCATAAGGGATTAAAAGATATTGACCAATTGTCAACTTCCTTTCCTTTAAAAGCATAATTTTTACAAAGCATTATATATTTTGTAATTATTTCAAATGGTCCTCTAAGTTTTTTCTCTTGTAAAGCAGCAATGTCATCATAGTAAAGTCTTATATTTCCAGCTGCTTCTGAGCCAAGCCCTTTTGTTTGTTCTCCAAATAATCTTACTCTTGGGATACCTGACACTGCCACAAGGGCATCAATTAATTGATTAACCAATTCTGCCATCCCTGACACGCCTGTTGCTGATGCTTTTTCAAATTTTTCATTCTTGCCTAAAAGATATGTATTAAGAATATGTTTTGACATATCTAAAATTTGTAATCTATCGTGAATCATTTTATTACCATCAGGAGAAGCAAGTAAAGCACCAAGATTATCTATGGTCATTGTACTTGTTACAAATTCTGAGATGACTGCTTCACTTCCGGCATATCCATCATTTAAACCTCTTAATCTATCATACACAACCTGTAGAATATTATCACCCCAACCTTGATTTTCTACTCGTGTAATAGCGGGAACTGTCTCACCTGTAAACTTTAAAATACGACTTTCATGTACCTTAAAAGTGCTGCCAGTAGATATATTATTTACAGTATAGAATTGAACTTCACCATAGTTTACTTTTGAAGTATCTGTATATAAATCTACACTTGACCATGAAACATCCCATCTGTCATAAACTTGTAAACCAAGTATATCATTTATATTGTTTACATTTACTGCTTTCTCCAAATCACCACCATCATCAATATACATTAATATCACAGCACCACCAAAAAGACGGTCCCACAATAATGCTTCTTCAAAAATAAAGTTAGCTTTTATTTTACTTAGTTTTGTAATTACATAACCATCTGTATCACCAATCACTTTAAACCACTCCCTGAGCATATCACCTGCTGGTATTTTAATAATCCTTGATGCCAACCCATCACCCCGAAATAGCTCTGTTAAATCTCCCTTTGAAAACCGTGGTGCTTGACCAAAAGTTGTTTCAACACGTTTATCCTTTCCCCTTACTCCCATATTAGTAAATAAATTAAACCAACCATCTGCACTTCTTTTAATAAACCTTGTTGCAAAATTATCAACAGACATAATAATCTCCTTTTAATATTTTATTTTATACCTTTTATTTTCTCAAATGTCCTCATTCCACCCAGACCTAACATACCCATAATAATTGTCATTAATGTCCCTATGTCAAGAGATGGCAGGGAAGGGATGGAAAAACTTGTTGCTGACAATATAGTAATAACTTTAACAGTCCATGGAAATATTGGCATGATTAGAAATTGATAACACAAACCAAAAACGCAAACCCATCCAATGGCTGGTCGCCAGTTACCTCTAAAAGAACTTGTTGATTCACTTTCTGATTTATTAAGTTCTATTTGTGCAAGATTAATTTTATTTTCAGCTTGTAAAACAGCAATCTCAAGTTCTGCTAATTGGTTCATTAATATTTTTCTTTCCTCTGCTGTTATTACTTCCTTCCCTGTTATACTCTCCCTGATATTTTTTGCCAACTTACCCAGGCCTGAGAATAACCCTTCACCTGTACCACTTAACATATCTTTTATAATTGACATAACACACTCTCCTTTTAAAGAAATGAATTTGCCCTTTTTTTCCATCCATTTAAAAACTTATTTAATATTGGATTTTTTTCCACTATATATTCATAATATTCTATTCTTTTTATTACAAATATATCATTTAATGAAAGACCACTAAATGGTTTACTTTTATATTCCACTATTACATTAGGAACAGGCTTGGGTAAGGGCTTGGGTAAGGGCTTGGGTAAGGGCTTGGGTAAAGGCTCAGGCACTGGGATGGGCTTTGGTTCGGGCGTAGGAATAGGTTTAACTCTTTTTAAAATATCTTGTACTATACTTGGAGTACACTCATTTGTTTTTCTTAAAGTATCAATTCCCATTATTCCATCAGCTGCACTTCCTACTATCTTTTGTAAAGTTAATACACTTTGCTTTGTTCCTGCATTTACAGCAAAGTCAAATACATTGGCAGCCACTTTTTCATTAATTATTTCATCACCCATTATTTTATCCCAATAATTCTTTCTATATATTTCTGTTGCTTGCTCAACTGTCAATGTTCTGATATTCATAAGAGGAAAAGCCCGTTTACTTATTCCAAAATTAGTTTCTCCACCTGGATCATTTTTATCATTTACATAACCACCTTCATGTTTCAAAATTAAAGGAATTATTTTTAAGAAATCAGCCATAAGTATACCTTTCTATTTAGTTGTTAATGAAATCATATCCACTTCTTCACCATCAAATTCAGAATGTACCCCGTATCTTCCAGCATCACAAAGGTGATCACCAGTTTTCTTTGGTTGATCTATACCCCTTTCCTGTGCCTTAATATCCCATACATAGCCATATATTTCCTTAATATAGTTTTTACATGTTGTGCATATAGCATAATCACCACTTTTTAACATTGTTGCTTTTGTTCTTAAACCATCCATAACAGAATTATTAGCATCTTCTATACCCAAAAAGCCATCTCTCTCTAATTGTATTTTAAAAGAAGCTGCTGATGGATCAACGTATGTTTTCAAAATTTTATTTTGCCAGTACTGCCCTAAATAATCTTTACAAAATTTTTTTAAATCATGGGAATACTCCCCATCTGTTTTTTGATATTGCATTTTTTTAGAATCAAAATATAATTCATTTTCTGCCCATATCTTAGGTTTTGTACTATGATTCACACCCATTAGTAAGGCACCAAAAGGATTTGATGTCCCATAATCAATAGCCAATATATAATATTGAGCTGGAGGATGTTTTGTTATAGTATGTTCATCTTCATCAAAAAAATCAAATATTGCCCCTTCTGCAACACACCATAAACCTAAGATATATCTTCTATACCAAAGACCAGTATAACTTTTTTTTATTTCTTGTATAAAGTTTTTTGATAAAGTAGTATTATCCTCTAAAACAAAATGAAATGACTTTAAACTAAGTTCCTTATACCTGTTCATATAATCTGTTTTTAAAAAATGATTAGGTGGTCCTGGATTGGTTGTTCCAAAAAATTGAGAATCATCCATAGATAAACGGGAATCTAACATTTTAAAAAAAGATTCAGGCCAAAGAGTGACTTCATCACCTAAAGCCTTTCGTACAGTTGAGCCTTGTATTTTACCTACTGATCGTTCATCATTTGCACCAACCAAATGTATAGTGTGGTCCCATATTCGTAATTCTTGTTTACCTGAAAAATATTTTGCTTCATTGCCTAAAAGCCCACAGATAGGGTTAATTACATTTCTTTTTAAAGAACCCATAGTTTTACCTATCATAATGTCAATAACATCACTGGGCAGGTTCTCAGTGCTATCTCTTAATGATTGTATAAACCTAAAATCAACATTGACTGTTTTGCCAGAACGTACAGAACCATGCCAGAGATTTATTCTGGCATCTGACTTACTTAATGCCCATCTTTGTTTGTCAAATAATTCCATACTATTCTACATTATACTTTTCGTCAAAGGCTTTTTGATCCTCATCGAATTTATCTAATAAATCATCTTTTAAATTTGCAAGACTATCAATATATGCAATGATTTTTCCTTTACTACTTCCACTTGATTTAGCCCCATCAATTGACCATTTGTCAGGTGCTCTATTGTAAAGGAAAAACTTCTGTGCTGCCACATCTCCCGGATAGTGTTTAATTTTTTTTGTAGTAGTTTCAGAATCAAATGTAACACCTTCTGCTGTTACACCTTTAGTTGTTGACACTTCTCTACATGGTAGATTATAGCCTATACCCCTTTTAAAAAGTGCCTTTGTCATATTTGCAACTGATGTTTCAGAAGCAATGTCAACCATTGTTTTAAAGTTTACATCTTTAAACCAAAAATCAGTGACTGTTATAAGAGGTATATTCATCATTAGGGCTGCTTTGTCATAGGGTAAGCCTGATAATATCCACTCTAAAAAATCTTTCTTTCTATCATCTGTTAGCTCTATTAAAACAGGTTCTCCTTTTGTTGTTAAACTTTCCCTTGTATCAAATTTTAGTCTATGTCTGCAATAAGTTAAAAAATCTGGGGTAAGCTCATTAAATTTTCTTTTAGTGAGCTTTAATTTTTCCATTATTGCTAAAGGTTTAATACCTTTTAGCCAATATTCATAATAACTTTCTAAAATTGTTTCTGATATACGTGGTTGCATAATTTGTTACCTTAATTTTTTATAAACTTATTTTAGGCCTATTATAAATATAAGTTAAAAACATACAAATAGAAATAAAATTAAATATCTTAATCAGTTAGTGTAACAATAATATAATAATTTGGCAATAGGTCAATAATACAATAGTAAATTAATAGTGTAATAACAATGCAATAATAGGTCAATTATCCTTTAGTAAAGTCATCAGATAGGGGTAGACAGGTAGGTTCTATTATGTAAACATGAAATTTTTTAATCGGTATCGGTATTAGCTATAGAGTGGGTCATTTTGCATGCACAATTTAAAATAAAAAAAACTGTAAATCTCACCTGCTGCTTTGTTTTTAAGCTAATACCGTAATACCTGATCCAAAATTTCTATATATACTACTTAAAATCAACCACTTACATCTTTTATTGGATGGTATTAGCTCACATGTAAACTAATACCTCTATCAAAATCAATTATTTATACACACTGATGGCATAGTTCATTGGTATTTATGACTTTTTTCATTTACATATTAAGAAAAATTTTTCAAAAATGAAAAACGTGCGTCAATTAGTTATTCCTACACGGATGATGTGGGTATAGAAGATTCCCTCTAGCCCTAAAAATGCAAATTATGAGATAATAAACCTTCTATAATCCCTGTTTATAATATGTTATCATTTTAAAATCATTAAAAAGTGTACCAATTGATGAATCATATTTATTGGGTGTCTCATCAATATCAATTGGTCGATTTTCAAAGCATCCTATCTTTCAGCCGAAAATGTTATTTTCACAACCCATGGTGCATTATTATGCCCTTTTTGTAAAAAAACACAATAACTAAATGGCATATGTTTTTTTATAAGACTATGTATTTAAATCACTTATAATGTTTTTTATGTGGTATTAGCTCAAATGTAAAAAAAATGTCACTTTACTCATTTCTTCCGTAACACCATGGTAACTAATAACTTGTAATGTGTGAAATATGCAAAAAGTGCTTATTCAGTAAACCAAATCATCACTTTTTTTTCCCACATGTTAAGCAAAGTGTGATTTTTCGTAAGACTTACAGTCTCATTTCTACTATTTAGTAAACTATTGCTTTTTATCCAAACATTTTTTATGGAAAATTGTGGAAAAAATTTACTTTAGGAAGCAAAAAAAATTTACTATTAAGACGAAAACGCAAAAAAAATGATAAAATTTTACTTTAGAGAATAAAAAATGATTTTTTAAATGTGAAAATTTACTTTAGGTATATAAAATGTGATTTTTTACAACATTAATTTTTGACTATCAGTAAATCAAAATTACCTTTATAATGAGGAATTAAATATTAAAAATTTAATAAAAAAAC